ATCTAATAGAACACCCTCTGCTGCATCAGCATTACCATCTACAGCACCAGCTAAGGTACTTGCGACAGCTGCTTCTACTAATCCAGTTCCATCTTCAGCATCTAGGATGCTTGCTTTAACAATTTGTCTTGCTTCAAAATCATTGTTAATAGCTGCTACAACATCATTAGCTGTAGAAGTAATGGCACCTCCTCCATCAGTAGCTAAGTTCACAGTGATAGCACCTTCTGAACTTACATCAACTGATAAAATTTGGTCACTGGCACTTGGGTCTGATAGCTCAACAGTAATGTCTTCATCATCAGATGGAGCTCCTGTGTAGTTTTGACCAGTGACAATTACAGTAGAATTGGCATCAGTAGATTCAATTATTAAACTTGCCAAAGTATTAGCAGTGTTTTTCTTTTCAACTTTTAAACTTTCATCAGCTAAAACACTTCCACCAATACCTCCAATTACAGAACCAGCTTTCAAGATGTCATCAGCAGCGGAAACATTATCTGCCTCAATTGTTACAGCAACACCAACCCAGTGATCTGCAAATTTTAATATCTGTGTCTTATTTTCATAACTAGTTTCAACATATTTCATTATCATTTAACCTCCTTTATTTGTTGTTTTCAAAGTAATGTTCTTGCCCCTTTTCTGCTTCTTCATTACTCTGGCTGTTCCTTTCTGCTAGACTTTTACCAAGGTTGCCTTCATTATTATTGTTTTTATTGTTGTTAGTGTTGATGACTTTGCCTTTTTGCTCCAATTCCTTCAAAAATTCATCTTTCAAAGCATTTTGGATTGACTTCAAGTCCTCAACCTTTCTTTCAACATCATCTTGTTCCATATCATGATTGATATTTACATATTTAGCAAGTCTTGGGTCAAGCCCTTCTTTAGCAACAACTTTTTCTTTGTGAGCATCAAGTCTATCGGCCTTCAGCTGTTGCTTTTTATTCTCAAGTTGTTCCTTTTCTTTCTCCAACTTCTCTTCATCACTCAATTTTTCATCTTTCAACTCATCTAATTGCTTTTTCAATTGCCCCTTTTCATTTCTATATCTGTCTAGTTCTTTTTGGTGCTGTTTCTTCATTTGGTCAACCTGTTTGTTCAATTCTTGTAATGAAGGTTCATTTTCTTCATTATTGTTATTGTTATTTTCATTTTCTTCAATTTCTTCATTTTCTTCATTGTTGTTGTTTTCATTTTCCATTTTTTAGTCCTCCTTGCATCCCAGCCTTCACCCTGCCTTAGCATTGTTACAACTGGTCTGTTATTTTGTTTGCCTTCATCCATCTTCAGCTCAAGCCTGTCTATGAAAGCCCATTCTTTTACATTGCTGGATGTTGACTAATAAGTCCAATCAAATGCTTGCCTTCCTGCTTTGTGATTACATTGTTATTCATTGCCCTTTGAACCCTATTTTTTGTCTGTGTCAGCTGCTTTTCTGACCTCCTTCCATCTCTCAACCATCCTTCAAATCCTCCACTTTCAGATGGTGGTGTTAATTTTGTTGAAATGAATGGTGAGTAAGCACATCTACAAAATGGATGTAATGGTAGAAGTGGTTGTTTGCCGATTTTATACGTATTGTCATGATAGTCAGCACATTCAACACACGTCCTCTCATCAAATGTAGCTAAGTATCTGACCTTATGTATCTTAGCTTGCTCATAAACATCTAAATTTGATTGATTCCAAATGGCATTAGTCCATGACCTAACAGTCATCTCAACTCTATTTTTCATGCTCTTATTCAAAGCCCTTAGTCTTCTAGCAGTTTTTTTAGGGTTTTCACCCAGAACAATTGAGTCAATGACCTCTTGTTCTGTCTTGAAAGCAACATCATTACCATATTTGCTCACATATTCAGCCATAGTCTTGCCTTTTATTTTGATACCATCAACAACCTGTGTTTTAACAGCATTTACAGGCAAAGAATTGAGTTCATCATAAGCAATTCCTAAGTTTTTTTGGTTCTTGAGCAATCCTTGCATCCAATGTGCTTCATCTTTATACAAACCAGTCAAAACATTCCTGAAATCATTTTTAAACTTGGCTTGATATTTACCGTGTATTTGTCTCAGGTTTTGTTTCAACTTCTTCATCCTATTATACTTGTAGATTTCAGCCCTTGACCATTTTCCATTTTTCTGAGCCTTAGCAAACACAGAGTCAATCTCTTTTTGCACTCTTTCCATGTTATTGTCCAACTGGTTCAAGAATTTGTTAACATACTTCTCTTCATCCAACCTGTTTTCAATCTTATGAATTAGCATGGTTATTCAACTCATTATAGGCATTTTCTCTGTCAGCCTTGGCTTCATCCTCTAGTTTTTCCAATTCCTCTTCAGGTTTTCCATACATATCCGGAAGCATTTTGATAGCTGTTTCCTTAGTCATCATGCCCATCCCTCTTAATTCAACAATCTTATCAATTAGTTTAGAAGTTTCACCTGGTAGTATATCACCATAATTAATAGATTGTTCTTCAGGTGGTGAATTGCCAGCCATTTGTAAAGCATAGCTGTTCATTGCCATTATACCTGTAGACAAATCACCTCTAATGGATTTGATTTTGGATATTACATCAATGGCTTTAATTTCCAAAGCATCACCAGATGGGTCACCTGAGCTCAACAAATTAGCCAACTTGTATTCTGGATAATCATTGACCAAAATCTCTTCAAGATGTTTCTTTTCTTCAGCCATCAGTTTGGCTATATTGCCTTGCATCTCCAAGTATTCCATCTGACCTTCATTCCCTAAATGGAGTAATTTCATAGCTTTGCCCCTTGATGATTTCATGTTTTGCTTTGTGTCATCACTGAATTGAGAACCTGTTAGTGTGTCCCAAATTATTGGGTCACCGTGGATAAAGAATATAGAGTTCAAAAAAGCATTGATTTGATTGTGCTCATCCACTTTACAAAACATTGGTTCAAGGTTATATTCAGTTTCAAAGTCTATTACAGGAATGAATTCACAAGTCAATGGTCTGCTGTTCTCTGTCTCTTCACCATCTTCATACTCTTCAATATATTTGTATTCTTTAGTGTTGTAATATATTCTTTCAATCTCAGTTTCTGTAAACTTCTTTTCGTTTGGGTCAAATTTTTCAATAGTTCCTGTTATTTTAACATAAACTTTTTTGTCACTTGCCTTCTTTATCTCAACACTCTCAGGGTCATGAATTGAAATCACAATTCCTTCATCAGTGCTGACTAATTCAATAATAGCTTTTTTGTTAAGGATGAGGTGTAATAATAATTGATATTTTTGCTTTTGAAATCCATTATAGTCCCAAAACTCCTTAATTTTATCAGCCTTATCTGATTCAACTTCTAAGCTCTCTTGCATTGTAAGTGCACTCATTGTAAAAGCTGTTTTAGGCACTGGATTGAATATTAATTTTGTTTTTTCAAATAAGTCGTGTTCACCAAGATAATCACTTGTGTAAAGTTCAGGGTCATTATCAAAATATTTCCGTGCTCTCTCACTCATATTTACACCTCCTGCCTGACTATGCGAACAATGTGAACAAACCTGTTCCAATGAAAACTGCTGTGATTAAGAACACCATTATGACTGTTACGATGTAATAGGTTTAAACTTAAAAGTTAATCTCATAACTTCACCCCGTTTGTTTACCAATCATTCCAACTTAAAACATCTTCTTGACCAATCTGTGCTGTGGCATACTTTCTACCCTGCCAAGCAATAGCTTTGTCAATTATCCTGTCATCAAATGCTCCAGATTGTGCATTATAACTACCTTTGTCATCTCTTACATAAGTCATACACTCTTCAAAGGTTTTGTAATCTTTAATTACCATTTCATTGGTATTGACAGCAGCTGTTCTCAACTCATCAATCATCAAGAATTTGTTATTGCCTGTCCACCAACCCATTTTTCTAGTTTGCTTGTCTTGTTTTTTGTCCTCTTGATATCTGAAGTGAAATCTTTGTTCCGGATAATTTAGCTCTTTGAGGAGTGTTGTGTTGGTTGTCAGTCCGTGGTTGTTGTGTTCAACCATCATGTATGCCCAATCATACTTCTTACCCCATTCATACAATAGATAACCAAACTCATCTGCCTCCCAATGCCCATGGATTTGAACAACCTGTTTCCAATTATCAGCCCTGAATATAGAAGCACTTGAATAATCAGCACCTTCATTTCCTTCTGCTACATCTGCCCCTATCACATACATTGGACAGGTTGATGAAGGTTTTTCAAACACAAAAATATTAGCATCCGGCCATTCCTCATCCTTAATAGGCATTTCAATATAATCAAAGTTAACCCTATCTTGTATATTGTCTGTCTTAATGACTTGTGGATATGCATTGA